TGTAATAGGTAATACTGATCTTATATCTTGTGAGTCTTTTACAATTATATTACCTGACATAAAACCATTAAATATATCTTCGGTAAGTTCTATTGTTACCACAATTGGTTTTATATCGTATTCATATAATTGACCTTCACTGTCGTTCTTTCTATAAGATAGTATCTTAACAGTTTTAAGGTTGTAATCGCCAGGTCGGTTTATAATATTTGGATTATCTGATTGATCGGTCATTCATTACCTGTTAATTAATTTATTAAATTCTTCTTCAAAGGCAGGTAGATATGCTGGGTCCAATAATTTGATTTGTCTTTTTTCTTCTTGTAATCTTCTTTCGTATTCATAATTAGTTACCGCTTCTGCTCCTGTCGCATCACTGTTCACTTCAATTTTATGTGAATAATCGTCAGGTCCATTACTTGTTTGTGTTCCACTTGATTGTGTGATCTCATAGTGATGTACAGCACCTGGATTTGTGTATTTATTTTTTACATAGACCTCAAATGAATAATCACTTAATGGCCAACCGTAATATCGGTCTGTTATATTATTCAACATTAAGATAATATAATGATACTCGGCGTCACCATATATCTTGTATGCTAAAGATTCTGGAGTTTCACCATTTTGTACATCATACTTGTCAAATAAAGAAAGACTATCTTTTACAGAACTTCTAATTTTTACTCGTCTTAATAGATCAGTTACAATTTTTAAGTTGCCTTTACCATCAATATCGTATAACATTTTTGGAAATTTAGAAAAAAACATTAATATCCTTCAGCTATTTCTTTTTTAGTTATAAATTGTGTTTCTTCAAAATCTAATGTCATTTTTGTAGTTACAGGTGGTGCGCCTTTAGCACCAGGTCTAAATGTACTAAATTGTTCACTTGGTCCATACTCAACATTCATATCTTTTAAAACACAACGACTAATTTTGTTTAAGTATTCATTCTCTAGTCCAAGGTAGGCATAGTGTATTTCAAATTCAGATGGTACTTTAAACAATCTACCACCTGTACCATTAACCATACCAGGATGCATATGATATTTAAACAAGAATATAATTTTATTAACATCTTCCATCTCATCTTCGTTTTTAGGCCAAAAATCAAATGAATAACTAAATGATCTAAAGTTAGGTTTCTTAAAAAACTGTTCTTCATGTGGATTAAAGGCAACACCTACTGATTTTGATATTAACTCTGCTGGTCGTCCTAATTCTAACGATTCACCAACCTCATCTATTAGTTTTTTACCATAGTTACCTAGAGCACCTACTCCACTTTGTAGAATGGTTTTTAAATTTTCTGCTGTATCACCTCCATTTCCAGTATCTTTTATTCCTTTTGCTATTGTACCAGCAGTATCAGTTCCGGTAACGTCATATTCCATTGAGTAATTAACCTTAACTCCTGGTGGCATATAGATTGATATGGCCGCTGATGCTGTTTTAGCTGATGGTTTTTTTGCTACCACTGAATTTTCTGTTTTGATTGCTGTAAATGGTCTATATCCACCGGCACCTGTTTTTAAACCTCTAATATTATTAAAAAGAGATATACCAGGTCCGATAGCTTCAGCGCCGCCGCCTGGATTTACTTGTACTCCAATTTTACCAGCCGCTTTTATATCACTATCTACCTTTTCAAAGTTATTAGACATAGCGTAAAATAATATGTAATGACCTAAACCATTTGATTCTAAATCTCTTGGATATGATATATGACTAAACTGTAGTGGATCTGTTGTTGCTTTAGCAATAGGTGAATCGGGTACTTCAAATGGCGACTTCTTTAGTAGTTGAGCAGCCACTTTTGCTTGATTGCCAGATACACTATTTACAAATCCAGACTTGAAACCACTAGTTACACCATTAATAGCCTTATTAGCAAAACCAGTTGCCATACCTTTTAAATGTGAAGATGCTCTTTTTAACATGTGATAAATAACCTTTGTATAGTAATATTTATAATGAAAAAAAGACAATTATGTCTTATAAATATTAATAACGCCGTTCGAGATACTGATATATCCAACGGCCCTAATACTGTAAAGGAGTATCAGCAATGTCTATTTATCTGTGCCAAAATGACCTATGTAATAACGAGGTTCAGTCGTCCAAATATAAAAGTGGTAATTACTATGTTCCTAAATCTTGTTCTAATACTTGTCGTCAAATATTAAGAGAACAGAATATTGATCAGGATGCCAAAAGGGTCAAGTGTAGAGAATATCAAAAAAAACGTTGGCCTAAATTTAAAAAATCAGACAAATACAAATCCTATATTGATGGCGTAAAACAAGTAATTAAAACATCACTTCACAATCCAAAGACTAAAGAAAAAGCGGCAAACAATCACCGTTTAACAATATCAAAAATGAGTGATGATAAAAGGTTGATGACCTTTAGTAGATATTATACAATGGAAGAATACGCTATAAATAGGTTAAACGAGAAAGGTGCTAAGCACCTAATTGAAAATTGGAGTATGTCAATGAGATATAAAAAAGAAAATAGAGGCATGTTTAATCCAAAGAACCCAGAAAAGTATGCCGGTGACCCCAAGAGAATAGTTTATCGTTCCTCGTGGGAGAAGAAATTTTGTATTTACTGCGACACCAATTCAGATATAATCTATTGGGCAAGTGAAGAATTGGCGATACCTTACATTAATCCTATTGATAGAAAGAGGCACCGTTACTATCCTGACTTTATCATAAAAACCTCAAAAGGCAAGCGATATATGATAGAGATAAAACCAGCCGCCCAAACTAAAAAACCTAAACCTAGAACAAAGAAGTCAAAAGCATTTATGAGAGAGAGTTTAGAGTATATCAAAAATGTAGCCAAATGGCAAGCCGCTGATGTGTACTGTAATGATAATGATTTAGAGTTTAAAATCTTTACTGAAAAAGAATTAGGTATCTATTAAGCAGAGTAACCTTCAATATTTCTTTCGAAATAACTATCGCCTGAACTTGTATTAATATTACCTGAATACATATCAGCTTTCTTAATATCATTTTGACTTGTTACATTTGTAGGTGAATTATTAACAATAATTGTTTGAGTACCTGATTTACTATCACCAACTAATCCTTTTGATTGATTTTTTGCTTGTCTTTGAAATTTATCATCCCTTAACATTTGATCGTCTGGTGACATCATCTCGTCTGGTGCTGTTTTATATTTGTCTATGTAATCTCTATTCTTATTATCAAATGTAATCTTTTCATTCTTTAATTTATCAATCATTCTTCTACGTTCTTGTTCTTTAACGTCTAAATTTTTTAAATAGTCCATTTGACCATTTGTATCTAGTTTATTATATTCACTAAACTCGGCAGGTGTCATTATACCTGAAGCACTATCATAACCTGATGTGCCTGATTTTGATATTTTTGCTGTGCCATATTTTTCACCTTCAGCTTCAGCAAACGCCTCACTCATAGTAGCACCGCCACCTGTCATTCGTTCTCTTTGCATACCAGAAACACTAGCATCAGCATATTTATTTTTTACACCTGTTTCATTAACTGTTTCACCTATTTCTTGTGTTGCCTTTGTTTCTAATTTTAATTTCTTTTTAACAAAATCTGGTAATGGCAACTTTTCTATAAGAGAGTTGATAATAGTTTTAACTCTATCTCCTAGATCAGAAAAGAAATCGGATATGGGTGTAAAGATGCCCATTATAGTTGATTTAATAGCAGCAACATTGTTTGTAAAATTAATTTTCATTTCACTAATTAAATTTGTAAAGGCAGTTCCTATCATTTCTGGTATTCCTTTGAAGAAAGATAATATACTTTCACCTATTTGCTTAATCACCTGTATTGCTGGATCAAAAAATTCAGCAAGTAATTTAGCAGGCACTAGTACAACATTTAACAAACTTTGTCCTAAGTCTTTTAATCCACCCATTATATCGCCTGTCAATATTTTTCCTAAACCAGTAATCAATGGACTAATGATGTCTATTATACCACCTATAATTTTGCCTATACCAGCGATAACGTTTTTAAAAAACCAATCAAAACCATTTTTAAATGCTTCTATCATTGGAGCATTCTCTTGTGCCATCTTTTTAATCTTATCTATAGCCGGCGTTAACGCCTTTATTATTTCATCTGAATATTTAAATAGTAAAAATAAACCACCAGCAATTAGACCTATCGGTCCTAGTGGTCCTAGAAATCTAAGAAAAGTACCACCTTTACCAAAAAGTTTTGTTATTGGTCCAAATATTTTACTTGCAAATAGACCTGTGAATAACTTACCTATCTTTCCTATGAAATTCATAAGAGGTGCTACAGCAGCGCCTAAAGCAAAACCTATTCCTTGTAATCCACCTTTTTTATCTTCAGGTTGTTCAGGACCTATAAAACCACCAACAGCACCACCTCCACCACTTTCTTTTGATAACTCGGCAGATTGATCGTTCTTTCTTCTAGTTTGATTTTTATTAAATGCTAAAGAATCAGCTAATGTTTTTGCTATTTGAGTTGTTTTTTTAAAAGACTTAAATGTTAATTCTTTTATTTGTTCTAAAATGTTTAATTCTGAATCTCCATCTGCATTACTACCTGATACAGAACCTGCACCACCAGTAATAGCACCACCAACCAACTGTTGTTGTGATTGAATAATTTTTATTGCTCCTGATGGTAATACTAATTCAGCCATTATTTACCTTTTGCTTTACTTCCTGTGTATAGACCAAACCAGGCTGCTCCAGCACCAACAACGATTGATACTAGACCACTTTGTTCCATAGTAGGTCCTTCTAATTCCATATACCATATTACTACTTTGTATAGTAAGAAAATATATGTAGATATGAATACTCTTGGAAAGATTCTCCAACTATCCACTGCTCTTGCTAAGTGAATTAATTTAGAGTAAGGATTAACACCTAAGTCTTTAATAGATGTATCTACTTCTAAATCAACACTGATTTTTTGTTTTGGTTCTACAACCTTTACTTCATCCATTATTTCCCAGACGCCTCTCTTTGTTTTCTTTCGTTTTCTTCTTTTATATACTGTGTCAGTAAGTTAACGTAAACCTCCCTCTCCCAAGGTATCATATTCTCTAATTCTGTTAAAGAATATTTATGATGTTGCATCAAAGCAAAATTTACACTAAAATAGTTTTCTAAACTATCGTGTGAGAGGGCTATCCGAAAAAATCGGTCAGTCCTTGCAATGTTACGTTACTTTTCACCTTTGTTTTAGGATTCTCAACTTCAATATCATGTATCAATTTAGGCATGGTGGTATAAAAATTTTGTATATCACTAAATGCTGTAGTTGATAAACTCTCTATGAATTTATTAAGTTCCTCTTTTGTATAATCTGTTGTATTATATATTTTATCACCTTCATATATTTGATAGATTGAGTTTGCTATTAAATGAAATATCTTATTTGTTTGTTCTTTTGTAAAGTCCGTAGATGGATCTACAGAACCTAAAGTTGGATATTTCATAATAATCCCTATTTTTTTATCTTTATCTACCACAATGTTATTTGTGTGACTATCATCTACTTGAACTTCTATTTTTGTTAAATCAACTTCTACGTCAGCGTAAGTTTTCTTATCATCTGGACATAAGATTTTTAATTTAGCAACTTCACCTACTGATTTAGCTCTAATATTTAAAAATATGTACTCTAAATCAAATGTTGGTAAATCATCTACAGACAGTGTTCCAAAAGTACAAGCACTAACTATTTCTTTTAGTGCATTTACTACTTGTTTTTGGTCTTCGGACTCTAAAGCTTGTAATAAAACCTTTTCTTCTTTTACAAGAAATGGCCTAAACTTTACTTTAACGTCAGCAGATGGCAAAGTCAAATCAAACGATTGTGTTTCTAATATCGGTAATGCCATTATATCTCCTTAATTATATTAATTATAAAAATGGTGGAAATACTCTTCCACCGGTTGCTCTACCAATCGGTAAGTTTCTTCTTGCCGAATTGATAACTTGACTACCCGCTCTTTTCAATTCAGGTGGCAATCTATTTAGAACACTTCCAAATATACCACCAAAACCAGGGGCAGGCTTGATTTCTGGTAATGTGCCAAAAGAGGCACCCACTGTGAAATTTTGTACTTGATCTATACCTAAGTTTCTCCAATCTCTAAAATTCAAAGAAATAGGTAAATTTACAATGTCATTATTTGTTCCATAATTATATCCATAACTACCAATTGTTTCTGGATAACATTCATACAATCTAACAGCATATGTAACTCTATCTCTATCATTTTCAGCGGCAAACGAACCTAACTGAAATATATCTACAGAGCCTGTATATTCATCATAATAATTTAAGTTGTGTGTATCTCTATTAAAAATCATTTTTTGCCAAGTTTCAAAAAATATTCTTTGTCTTAAAAACTTATCACCAAAAACTGATAAATTAATTTTTCCACTAAATGAGTAAGCATAAGGCATTTGTCTTCTTGGTCCATATGTTGTATGATCTTTAGTATTAATATCTCTACTAGGCATATCAATTTGATTACACATCATACCTACATTTCTAGCCAACTCTTGGCCGCCTACAGCATTTATACCTTGTTGTGAGGCAGGAATAATTGATCCTTCGCTAGCATATGGTTCTTGTGGTTGTATTTGTAATTTATTTGGCATATTAAATCTAACTAAAAATCTATTAGGTCTGGCCATACCTTCACCTTGTGACATGCCTGCTATAAATCGGCCTATTGTGCTTTCACTAGCACCAATACTTTTACCTGGAAGTTCAGCAGCTCTTTTTAAAATACCACCTCTTGTCAAAGTGTTATCTCTAGGAAGACCAATTCTAATATCTTGGCCAAATATTCTAGTACCGCCTCTTAAAACTG